ATAATCATTTGTTTTTACGACATCTACTTTCCTATCGCTTTCAATCTTTTTTGATAGTTTTAAATACTCATTATATTGCCCTTTCCAATAGTCTTTAGCTTCGTCCCTGCTTGCGGAAGGCATAAGATCAATTCTTATAACTTTTTCAAAATCATTCAGAAAAATATCTTTTGCCGAAAGTTTTGTACCAACGGCAATACTTTTCGTTAACGCATTTAAAGCATCTGCCGCAACTGTTTTTCCCGCCTCTTCTTTCTTCTTCAATTCGTCATCCCAATCCTTAAATGATTGATCTCGTTCGTCATTTCCTAGCTGCTTGTTCTTTGCGTTTAATCTCGCTTGGGCTATTGATTCATCGAACTTACCTTGAAAATAATCGAATGAAATTTCTGTGTTTCCAAGTTGATCCAACGCCGAATGAGCTTCCTTGAATTTTGCTATAATATCGTCCATTCCCGACAAGAAAGAAGTAAAGTCACCAGAACCAAGCGAATAAAAGAACTCGTCTACCCCTGTCTTTGCAGACATCATCGCGGCGGCTGTTTGATCGCCAAGCGTTTGCGAAGAATTGAGAAATTTAGTAAATCCCTCCCCGGCACTTACAACCAAACCAATACCGCCCGCAACTTTTACAAAGCTAGAGCCGACGGATTTCGCCATATTACTAATGCCGCCTTGAAAGCTGTTTACACTGCCTCTTGACTTTTCCAGATTCGCGTCAAAGTCATTCGTTTTAAGCAATAATCTTGTTACTATATCAGACATCTTTATGCGTGTTTAATTGTGATTCTACTTCTTTTGCTTTAGCTCGTAATCGTTGCATCTCTTCGTCCGTTACGCTCGTATCTTTCTTTTCTTCTTCATCCCACGGGAACCGGAGTATATCGGTTTGCTTTAGCGTCTTTGTGCTATTAGATTGCGCTATAATGAAACCTAACAATCTAGTTTGTTCCCACGCTTCCCGATTGCGTCGATTCAATCCGTCTATAAACGATTCAACCTCGATAAAGTCCATTTTATCGAGGAAGTAATCGGGAGCGATCCCGCCCTCACCGACAACGCGCGAATAAAGTTCGCGTATACTTACGGCTTTCGTTTCCGCGTCGTCACCTTCTTTTTTTTTACGTCATTTCCTGCCGATTGCGAACGTAGTTTGATTTCATCCAAAATAAACTCTTTGAATTGTTCGAATAGAGTCAAGTCATTTTCGCACAATTCTATAAACTCGTCAAATTCCATATTAAACGAATCCTTATTACTAGCGATCAGGAACGAATAAAACAAAATGTATTCATCTAGTAATTTCCCGAACTGAAACGGATAGCCGGATATAGATTCGAACACAAAGAACGCACGAAGCGTATATTTCAAAGAAAGATCTTTTCCGTTAAGTGATATTGTTTTCATTGAATAAGTCGTTTAGAAGGCGGCAAAACACCGCCCGTAAGTTATTTACTATCTGCCTCTTTTGTAAGTGGTCCGGTTCCTTCGAAGCTCACAGAGAAAGTCGCTTTATCTCCGTCCGGCGCATTTGCTTCTAATGAAGTGATAACAGCTTTTCCAGTGTAAGCACCCGCCGCAAGCGTCCATCCGGCTTCAGGCATCTCGTTTGCATTGGGATCACTCACAATACCAAATTTTAACGTAATAGGTTTGCGCGCGATCATCAATGCGAATAATTTATCGTAACTATTCGCATCAACATCGGCACTGAATACGTTCTCACTTGAAGCGTTCCAAGATAGTTTTTTAATATCCTTCTCCGTCCAGATACCCGAATCTTTACTTTGCGTGTCGATAGTTTCAGCCGATAACCCTAACTTGCATGAAGTTGCCAACGCTATAGCCTTATCTTCTGTGAATAACATTAGGTCTTTGCCTAACGCTGCTTTTGTTTTACTCATAATTTTGTCGTATTTTAGTTATTATTCTGTTTTAAAAGAAAACATAAGGCGTTGAATGAAAGTATCTTCGATAAAATCCTCGTCCGCACTTATTAGTTTCGAGTCGATCACATCGAAGTTATCATAACTTCCTCGTTTGTTTTCGAGTGATTTACGTACCTCTTCCGCGATTGTAACAGAGTTCAAATAGTTATCACTGGCGACAACGATCTCAACCGAAACTGTGTCACCCGTGCCGTACCTATCTTTCGTATATTCCGGCGTTAAGGAGTTGCGTTTGTAGATCACAAACGGAAAAGATGTTTCCGTTTTGGTCGAGATAGCATATATTTTATCAGAAACCAATTTTGCCAACTCCGTAGAGTCGCTTAATCTCTTATATACGTGTGCGCCTATTGATAAACTCATTTCTTTTTATTTGCTACTTTCATTATAGAATCAATTATATTTTTCTCTAGTGAATTCTCTGCTTCTTTCTGCTTCGATTTGACCGCATTAGAAAAGAAGTGGGAAGCATTTATAATACCCCTATTCGCTCCTTTTTTGGTAGCTCGTTCTTTTGTTCCTGATTCAAACCATTTCAACATATAGGCGCGTGATCCCTTTTTACGGCGGTCGATCAAGTCGACCCGTGCACCGGAAGCATTGCGATAAACTGCTACGTTTATTTCGTTCTTTAACGGTTTGAATGATACGCCATTCTTAGAACTTCCAAATTCTGCATCAGTAACAGCAGAAACTAAATTTTCCTGCGCCTGTTTGCGAATGATGAGAATCGATTTTCTAAGAGCGGAGGAAATTGCCTTCTTTGCTTCTTTATCGTTCAACCGTTTAAGTAGTTCGTTTACTCGCGTTGCATCCACTTCGACGCGATACAAGTTGCGCCCTGTGTAATTGTCGTTACTCATTGATTACCTCCGCTTCTATAACCGTTGCTTGTTGCTTCCGGTCGTGATTGATAGATAGAATCTTGTATTTTTGCCCGTCGTATTCGATCCTCATTTTAGCGTTGATCTCTTTACAGATGCGAATCATTACCGTATTAACGGTCGTATTATATATCTCGCCGTTCGCTTCTTTACGTGCACCCGACTTAAAGCGAATGTATGCGCGTTTATCGAATACTTTCACCCAACTTTCAGACGTGCCGCCCAGATTATCGCGCTTTGACTCGCTACGATAAAAAGCGATCATTTCGTTTAATAATCCTGCTTGCATTACGTATATCGTTTTAAAGGTTGCAGTAGTAGTTCTATGTGCCCCGGAATAACTTGCGGAGTGGCAAATGTTACCGATTCACGGTTTGCGTAGTAATTCGCTATAAGGATGCGAATCGCGTGCCAGATACGCCGATCTATTTTTGCGTCCTTAACGTAGGTATCTAACGGATTATTTAGATACGATTCGATAAGAAGTTGAACGGGTTCGATAAGCCCGGTTATATATGTATCGTCAGTATCGAAATCGACGTTTAAATGCTGTTTAAGCTCTTCAAGTGTTACGTATTGCGCCATATTCAAGTAATTAAGAAAGGGCTAAGGCAGTGAAGCCAAAGCCCTTTCAATATCAATAATCAAATTATATTAAGCCGCTTTCTTCTTTGCGATGGCAAAAGCTTCCGGGCGAGCTACAACAATGTCGTAATCTGTATTCAACACGAAGTTTACGATGTTACTTTTCGCTCCGGTGTACGGGTCTATCACTAAATCCATATCGCCGAACTGACCGATAGCAGCGTTAGAGAATACACCGAATCCGATAGAATCGGCATCCATGTAGTTAGTAACAAGAACTGGATAACCGTTCACCATACCGTTTTGGCAGATCATTTCAGCAGATCCCGCCGCTTTGGGAGTGGATTTCAAAGCGCCATACACCTTTGGAGTGCAAACATAGGCGGCTGTACCGTCGGTTACATCTACGCCCGCATCCATTACGGTAGATTCAAGCGAAACAACATTTGCAAACGTCAACTCGTTTGTATATTCAACACTCGGTTTTGTTTTGACAAATACCCCGTTACTTGCGCCAGACAATGCAGTTCCCGAAAACATCCATTTATTCAAAGTGCGAGCGACACCAAGCGAAATTTGCTTCAAAACAACGTCCTGCAAAGAGTAGTTCGTTTGGTTGATCGCACGCTTAGACACCGGAATAGAAATAGATACGCGTTTGGGTGAAGCCTTGATTTTGTCGATATTCAATTCGGTATCGGTAACCGCAACGTTTTCACCCTGAATTGTTGCTTCAACAGCCGCCAATGTTGGGAAAACAAGGTCACCTACAAGCCCGCTTTGCATCTTGATACCTAGTTTATCAATAATCAAGCCTTTTTCTAACGGTTCAATGATTTCACCGATTGTAACAGGAACCATGCTAGCCGCATCGGTTGTATCTGTAACAGTCACCGCACGTTCTACAACTTTAATACCGCCTTCCGATACTACTCCGTTGTATTCTTCCAAAGAGCGATGATTAACGACGTCAAAAACAGCCTGTGAGAACAACACGCGACGGTCTGACACCAAACCCGCGTTAATATCTTCAAGCGCACGGCGTTCTACCTTCATTTCTAAAAGCTCTTTCTTTGTTTTCAACTGCTCGAACTGCTCTTTCTCGCTTGCGTCGAGTGCTCTTTTTTCCGCTTCTGCTTTATCCAGCATAGCGCGCATCTGCTCTTTGTATTGAGCAATAGTTTCAAATTCTTTTCTCATGTTTTAAATTGATTTGCGTAAATTATTAAGTTCATTTAAATAGTCTTTATTCTCGCCGGACAATTCCGCTATCGTATCGTCCATACTCCGCACCGTTACGTCTGTACCATAAAAAGCAGGATCAACAACGGGAGATATATCAGAAATCCGATCAATCATGTGTACAGTACGAAGCAACAATCCGTCTTTCATTGAATAGGAAACTTTTGTTTTATCCTTTTCATTTAAAGCATACGCAAAAGACGAACCGAAAATGTCACCGCGTTTAATCATTTCTACGGCGAAATCTCCATCGGGAGTACTAGGAGCCTCAAACCTGTATTTTAGTCCGTAGTCGTCAAGTTCAAGCGACAAAGTACCTGCACCGCGATTAGATCGAGCCAACAATCTCTGTTTGTTATGATCTAACAGAGCTTTAACATCACAACTACGCAACAACTCTTCCGTTATAGCTCCCTTTTCGATTACCTCAACAAAAGCGCGTTGCTTTTCCCTGTCGTACAATACGCGGCTTTCTTGTCCGAATACAACCGCATAACCTTCGATTATTCTTCCATCTCCAACTTTAGGAGCGCCTAACTCTGTATAACTTCGTATTTCCATATTTTGCAAATATCATTTTACTATATGTTTATTTCTTCGTTTTTGGGTAGCTCTACTTTTTGACTAGCCGCCTCGATTGGTTGAACGTTGCAGGAGATAAACACCTTGTCGCCTCCTTCAACGGGCGGTTTTCCTAAAGCCCTACGAGTATCATTCGGGGAATGAGCGCCCATTTCTTCCAAAGCTTTATAATAGCTTGCTTGCGTCGTTAAATCGGTTTGATATAAGCATGATAAATCAAATGAAATACTATATAAGTGAGCGACTGAATTAGGAATCAGCTTGTAATTAAATTCAGCCTCGATTTGTTTCAATATTGGTTGCAGCGTATCAGTTAAAAAAGAAACATTGCTCATTTCAGAAGCTTTGTAATTAGTAGATTGTCCGGCAAATACTTTATCCGGGTGAACTCCGTAAAATCTACATATATCAAGAATACTGAATTTCTTTGTTTCCAATAACTGCGCATCAACCGGATTTATAGAAAGTTGATGAAATCCAACATCGCCGGGAACTGAAATAATGTCTCTTCCTGTGTTTAATTGTTCCTCTATGCGATCCCCAACCGTAGAAAGTTGAAGATCCGTCATACCCGCACCGGGCAACCCTTTATTTGTCTCTTTTGCACCGGAAACAAGCCCCTTTATTTTACTTCCGTTTTGAAAGGTTCGCAAATTCTGATTGTCGGCGCTCGCAGCTATGGAAAAGATACGGCTAGCGTACATTATTGTACTTACTCCTGTATATCCCCCGTCCAAACTATTATTTTTAAGATGGATTATTTCGTAGGATTCAAAACGCCCATATATCCGGTTATATGGATCAGAAATAATATAAACATCATTCAATTTGTCATAGGTTACTGTATTATTTGCGCATAATACAAGTTCGCTGACACTACCGAACTTTCGACGGATAACGATGTAGGCGTTTCCTTGATTTACGATTTGAACAACCATATTCCTAACCATTTCAAAACTATTCATTCGTCGGTTAGGCATACGGGTTAATATCGTATATAAATCGTTTTCCTCGTCTGGTGAGAAATATCCATCTTTTTTCCGTTTAATTATAAGCGGTAAAGACGCGATAGTCCCCGAAAGAATAGAAGTACATCTATATGCGGCTGAAAGTTTCATTGCTTGATTACTGTTATGCACATCTATTGGCTGACCGGGTAACGATGGTAATCGGGAGTTTATCGCCGCATCTTTATCCGTTGTGCTCATCTCTGCATTTAAGGCGCGTTTTTGCGTCTTTGAACGTCCCAATTCAAAATTAAAAGATAGTTTCATTATACCTCCATGTTATTAAATAAGTAGAATGTCATTAGGTTTGTTATAGTCGAATCAATCTTCGCATTGTGCGTTTTCTTGACTGGCTTCTTGTTCATGTTCCGATCTTCGTCTAATACCGCATTACTAAAACAGTACGGCGTAATCGGATTAGGGCTAAAAGTGAGCTTACTCCGATACAAAGCAAGTTCAAAGGATTCGATAGGGCTTGTAAACGTTCCGTATGTCTGTTTTACAGGCTTAATATATTCACTCGCACCGCCTACGGAATAAGTAAGAAGATTTACAAATTCAGCCGATTTATAAGGATCATAGCCAACTCCCATGATTTGTAAATACTTTGCACGCGCAAGTATATCGTTTACTATTTGCTGATAGTCGATAATATCACCATCGCAAAGAATTAAATAGCCTGCTTTCGCCCAACCTTCGTAAAGTTCCCGATTTGGATGATCTTTCAAAGCTCCTTTCGGGAAATAGTAATCTGTATGCGAATGAAAAGAACCGCTTTCTTTCGAATAGATATTATAAGTAACCGTAGAAAAGTCGTCTCGAACGGATAAATCAACCGCCGCCATCGTTAGCGGATAAGTACCGATACTCTCAATTCTAATATCTTTGAATCGTTCTTCTATCTGCTTTGCCTCAATCCATTTTGTTGTAGAATCAACCGCAAACACATTTAGTAACTTTGTCCGAAACTCTAGCGCATCCGGTGCACTATATAAAGCCTTCTGGTATGCGTCGATATAGAAATCTTCATAAACAGTTATACCCATGTGTGGTTGCACTTTGCGCCACGTTGCCGGATCGCCTTCCTCATCGTCTACGTCTGGTTCAAAGATATGTGCAAATATGGAATCATTTTCAATCTCACCTCGTAGGATCGCTTTATACATTTTGAGCATTTCGACGAATGGAGCCGTTTCTTTATCGGATGCGGTAGTTATAACTACGGTTAAAGGGTTGAGCCGCGCGCCCATTGAGGAAGTTAATACATTCTTCAATGCGGCGCTATCGGCTTTTTAATAAGCCTTTTTTTTTTCTACACTTTGCATTATACGTTAAATTTCCATCAATACATATCCAAAAAATGATTGAAAACTATCACGAATTGATGTATTATGCAATTATAACAGTTGTACTTTTCTGTTGTGTACAACAAATTGTTGCACATGACAGTTTCACGGAGGTTTTTTTGGTGAACTATACAGTCAAGCGTTATTTTTTT